CGCCACAACAATCAACAGGGCTCTCAAAAGCTCAATTTTACAGAATGAGTCATGCAGAGAAGGCTGCATTGAAGCAGTCAAATCCTGAATTGTATAACTCGTTTTTGAATTAACTAACAAGGAGAATTTAATATATGTCACAAACTAAAATCGCAAATCTCGTAAATCCCGAAGTAATGGGAGATATGATCGCAGCTAAACTACCAAAGAAATTGCAAGTAATTCCATTTGCAGCTATCGACCGCACGCTTGAAGGCGTGCCAGGGAACACAATCAAAGTTCCATCTTACACATACATCGGGGATGCCGAAGATGTAAACGAAGGTGTGGAAGCTGGTGTTGTAGTTCTTGGAACATCTACTAAGACCGCTACAATCAAGAAGGCTATGAAAGCCGTTGAATTGACGGACGAAGCTGTATTATCTGGCTACGGTGATCCAGTAGGAAACGCTGAAAACCAACTTGCACTTGCTATTGCTGCTAAAATCGATAACGACGCAATGGATGCCCTTCTAAAAACAAACACTCGTAAATTTGACTCAAAAACAAAAGCAATTAGCTATGATGTAATCGTTGATGCAATTGATCTATTTGAAGAAGAAGTCAATACTGAAAAAGTTATGTTTGTAAATTCAAAGCAAGTCACAACTTTGCGTAAAGATGCCAACTTCATTTCAGCAGATAAATATCCAAATAATGTTGTAATGACTGGTGAAATCGGTATGATTGCAAATACACGTATCGTTGCGACTAACAAGGTAGCTCTGGACTCTACAAGCGCATTCTACACTTGCCCAATCATCAAGCTGACACACGATGACGAAACCGAACAAGACACTGCTGCATTGACAGTTTACATCAAACGTGATCCAAACGTCGAAGTAGACCGCAAGCCTTTGAAACGTTCTACTGAAATCTCAATTGACGAGTTTTACACAGTCGCAGTTTCAGATGATTCTAAAGTCGTGCTTGCTGAAATCAAGAAATAAGGTCTGACCTATGAAAGTCAGAGTTAAGCAAGCCTTCAATGACTGGCAAGCGAAAGTGAGACGATATGAGAATGATGTCTTTGAGATGACAGACGAGCGTTTCAACGAATTGTCACACAATCTCAAGAGCGAGTTCTCGGTCGATATCGCAGACGTTGTCGAGATCATTGACGGAAACGAAACACAAGGAGACGAGACGACTCCTTATGATTAGGAGGTCTTATGGAACTTGAAAAACTAAAACAATTGACGGGCGAGAGTGACGAAACAATCCTCTCGTCTTTACTTTTAAGGGCTGAAAATATCATTTTATCTGAAACGAACCGAGACAAGCTGACGCCAGCACTCAACAGACTACTACCTGAACTTGTAATTGAGCTCTACAATCGTACAGGAAGCGAAGGAGAGCAATCTAGGAGCGAGGGTGGTATCTCTGTTACCTATGGTGAAAACGGACTGTCTACGGGCCTTTTACAGCGTATTCGGATGCATCGATTAGCGAGGGTGGCAGGTCATGTTTTTGAAAAAGAATAGACTGAAACCATATCCTATGAAGCGGTTCAAGAAAACCGTAACGAATGAGGGAGTCGCTAAAGAGGGATATGCGGATGATGTTGAAGAAGTGCGACTTGAGTTGTGGCCAGCGACTAGCAAGCTACAATCTGAGATTTACGGTGACCGTGTCAATGATATCCTAAATGCGAATGCGAGCAAGAGTGCAGACATCAACGTGAAAGACGGTGTCTGTATCGACAGCAAGACGGACGTCACGCATCGGGTTATCTCGAAGAAAGTGTATAGCCATCATCAAGTCTTGGAGTTAGAACGTGTCAGGTTTAATCGGAGCAGATAGCTTAATCGCTAAGTGTCGTAAGCTATACGGTGCAAAGAGCAACGAGATAGTAGGACAAGCGGTCTTGCATGCTGCCAAAACAGTCGTACAAGCCGAAGCGAAACTCAGAGCACCAGCGAATGAGGGTGAGTTGAGAAATAGCATCAAAGTGCGGTTAAAAGTAAACGGTAACAAGATATCGAGCGAAATCTTTACGAATTCAGACCACGGCGCCTATGTCGAACTTGGAACTGGTCCAAAAGGGCAAGAGAATCATTCTGGTATATCTCCAGAAGTAAGCGTGTCCTATCGGTCTAGTCCCTGGTATGTGCATGAAGATCAAATCAACGTAGGGCCTTACCACTTTGCGAAAAGAGGTGAGTTTTACAAAATGTATGGTCAGCATGCGCAACCTTACTTGTATCCTGCTTTGAAAGATAACTATGACCGTGTATCTAGAAGTGTTTCAAAATACGTTAGCAGAAAGATAAGAGAAGAGATAAAATGATTAATATTAAACCCTTAATTTACAAAGAATTGCAAAAGGTCGCAGATAACGTGACTGATACTTATCCAGACGATTGGGAGAATGTCCCAGTCGTTATTTTTTTGGAAGAACAAAATAAACCTGGTGAATGGTTCGATGACCAAGAGAAGAAGTCGCATATTCGCTATAAGGTGGATATCTTCGACAAAGACAGCACAAGCAATTTAGCGGTCAAAATCAATGAAATCTTTGCATCTTTAGGATTGCGAAGAACTGATTGTCAGGACGTACCTGACCCGTCGCATTTGCGTCACAAGTTGATGCGCTTCGAGGGAATCGTGGACCTGAATTCACAATTGGTTTATCAGTATAGAATGGAGAACTAAAACATGTTAGCAAATGGAATTACGCTTTCTTATGGAAAAACTAAAGGATCTTACACAAAACTTGCAGGCCTTAAAGAAGTACCTGAATTTGGTATTGAACCTGAAAAAGTTGAAAATACCACTCTTGAAGACAAGGTTAAGAAATATGAATTTGGTATTGGTGATGCTGGAGAACTTGAGTACAAATTCGCTTATGACAACACAAACACAACTTCTTCTTACCGTATTTTGCGTAAGGCAGCAGAAGATAAGGAAAAACTCTACTTTGAGCAAGCTTATCCAGACAATACTAAGGTCGCATTTGAAGGTCAAGTATCTGTCAAGCTTGGTGGTGGCGGAGTGAACTCAGTCATCGACTTCACACTCAAGATTGCATTGCAGTCTGAACTCGCATTTACAGACGGAATTGGAGGTTAATAGATGGCTCTACCATACGCAATTTGGAAAGTGAGTGATGATAAGGAGTTAAAACTCCGTCTCACATCTTTGCAAGCGACAAAAGTCGAAGAAAAAATCGGAGCAAATTTGCTCAAGGTATTCATGCCATCTGAGGGCGAAGCCTTTGCTTTACCTCCTCTTAAAGTCATGTTGCTATTGACTCATGGAGCACTTCAAAAGTTTGAGCATGGACTCTCATTTGAAGATGTATCTGACCTTTACGATGATTATGTTGATAATGGCGGAGATCAGGCTGCATTCATGGCAGACGTTATCTTGCCGATGCTTCAAGTTTCGGGTTTTATGCCACGGGAGAAAGCAAGCAAGAAAGCTCCCAAGAAATCCAAAGCCAAAATGGAAGTAGTCGAGTAGAATCGACTGCTATATTATCAGTAAAAGAAATGGTTGAGGGGCTTTATCCGATGTTTTTAGATATCGGAGGTAAGCCCCTCG